ATTATACTATTATCTTCGTTAAAAGTCCACAGTGATTCACCAGCTCCGCATGAATTAATCTCTTCATTTTTGTAAGCACTCATCAACATATGACGGAGATAATACTTAATAAAGAAAGGCATTGGTTGATCTGTATGTTCACTATACCAATCTAATAGTTCCTGTATTCCTTCCTTAAGACTTTCTACACCTTCCTTGTCCCAGATACCAATATCTCTTACTAAAGTAAACTCACTCTCAACACCAAATATATCTTTGATGAATAGATGATTCTCTAATAGATTATGATTGCCCTTACCAATCATTGTATGACATCTTAGGTTAGGTATCTCTTTTAGTATGTCACTCTTAGCAAGATATTTTGTGAGAGTTCCACTTCCACTTAGCTGAGGTCTGTTTTCATCTTGCCATAGACCATCGAAAGATAATGATACTTCAATGTTCTTTTCTTTTATGAAGTCAAGTTTCTCTCTAGTGATCACTAATCCATTTGTAGGCATAAAGTACTTAACCAAAGGATCATGTTCAGTTCGAGCGACGATGTCTTTTATAACATCAAATTGGAGTAGTGGTTCACCACCAAAGAAATCTATTTTGAATTGCTCATCAGGATACTTCTCACGCATAGACTTATAGTAGTCTATAAAGAGATCTGTATCAAAGTTTTCTTTGACCACTTATCTACGTTACAGTAATGGCAGTTCAAGTTGCACTGCTCTGACATCACTACCAAGAGAGTCTTCATATCTATATATTTCGTTTAGTTCTAATACTTTATCTAGTAAAGGAATATCATACCTTTTTGCTAAGGCTTTAGTATCTTTGGGGAGGCAGGGGCCTGCAAATCCTCTTCCCTCATGACCTGGTACTTTATAATGATTAGCTCCAAACCATGGATGTGTAGATACAATGGATGCTGCTCTATTAAAGTCAGCTCCCATCTTCTCTGCAATATCATACATCTGATTCATGTATGTAACTTTAGTTGCAAAGAAACTATTCAACATGTACTTAATCATACACGCTGTATTAATATCTGTATGGTATGTTTCTTCTGCACATACAATACTCTCTGTTGAATAGAACATCTCCACTTCTTCTGTTAATGCTCTATCACCACCAAGTATTAAAAACTGTGGAAATATAAAATCGTGATTAGCTGTTCCACGAGAAAGAAACTCAGGATTATATACTATATCTCTTCCCTCAAGTACATGAGGAAGTACTGTCGACTTAACAATAATAGGACCATCAAAGTCAAGTGTCTCTAACTCATCTAGTGTCTTTTTGAGAATTGCAAAGTCGTCACCATCATCTGTTGGAACACAGACAAAGATAGCATCTAATGCTGGTTGATGAAAACTTAATGAATCGATGTTTTTGTTGTTGATTTTAGGATCAATGATCAGCTTGATAGCATCTGGAAAACCATGCGCTACAGCTTGCCCAACAAATCCATAACCAATAATACCAATTGTTGTCATAATATATTATAAGATAATAGCTTCTACTGTTCCATTATCCCCTAAGTTGTCCTGTAAGGCAACAGCAAATTGCCAATTACCCTGAACATTGTTTGCGATAGCTACACCTGGAGTTGAAGAAGCAGCAAGTCTATCACCCTTCTTAACCATTCCTTCTACTCTAACCTGAACACGACCTTTAAGAGCAATTGGTGTACCACCCTCCTGCTCGCTGTTCATTAGGTAAGCTGGATTTTCTGATACAACACCAATCACTGAATGACCAGTAGCATCGTTTGCTGCAGTTACTTCATACATACCACCAACAGCAATAACTGTACCAACTGGATACTCTTGATCAGCAAGATAGTTCTCTGCCAAGTCAGCGTATTGTGCGTTAGTAGCAACTGTGTGTGAAGTTGTTGCATATAGTTCATTCCATCTTAGTGATGATGAACCTAAATTGTATGTGTTATCTGCATTAGGAAGTACAGATGAATCAACACGAGCTAGAATAGTAAGTGTATCTGTTGTTTGGTTACCAATATCAACATTACCATTCAATGAAATGCCACCAGCTAATGTTAGTGTGCCATTCATTGTTGTATTACCAGTAACTGTTAATGTGCCACCAACTGTAGCGTTATTTGTTACTGCTAATGAATTAAGAGTAGATGAACCAGCAACTGATAATGTATTGTTTAGAGTAGTTGTTGAATCAACATATAATGTACCACCACAAGTTGTATTACCACCAACAGATGCATCAAAACCAACTGTCAGATTACCACTGTTAATTGTAACAGGACCTTGCAAAACATCAAGTCCTTGTGTACCACCAACGCTTAAATCACCCTTGACAATAACCATATCATCTGCAACATCCATAGCAGGTTGATCAACACCAGGAACAGTGTTTGCAGAGTTAGGGTTAATATAAATGTTATTTGCTGTCGATCTAATATCTACAGTGTTATCAGCTTGTTCATCATCGATACTAACATAGTTATCAAAACCTGAATCAGTTTTGATCTCGTTAAGAGCAGCAATAATTTCTGTTGCAGTATAACGAGAGCTCAGTGCATCTAGGTCACCAAGTTTATCTGACAAACTATTTACTTTAGTTCGCCATTGATTAAAAGTATCTGATAATTCGATATTAATAACAGCCATTTTACTTTTCCAATAATTGTGTTAATAAAGACTTGATCTCAGCAACATCATTTTTAAGCTCTTCAATCTCTTGTCTTTCCTTTCTAGCTTTCTCAGCCCTTAGGAGGGCTGACCTAGCTCTTGCGTTGTTTGTATTTATAATCGCACCAGTAGATGAATCTCTTACTAAATCTGGGCGACCTTCAACCTTTATATCCATATTATACCGCTAATGCAATTGATCTAAAGTCTTTAATCATTGGAACCTTAGATGAGTTCTGTGATCTCAATACAACCTTAACAGCGAAGTATGTGAATGCAGATAAACTGTCATCCAAATATTCATAATCCTCAAACTTAGTTGTGTCTTCTGTTGTTAGAGGAGTACTTTCTGGAGTAGCCTCAATCCATGGTAATGCATCAAACGGTTGGTCATCACCAGCTGCTTGTGTCTTATAGTAAACATCAATTGATGAACCATTAGGACGGTTACCAGAGAATAGAATCTTCAGAGCTGTTGAAGGATCTTTCAATGAGATCTTCTTAGTAATATATCTAGCTAATGCAGAACAATCTGTTGCAGTTGTCTCATCAACAAAGTTTAGTACCTCATTCTTACCTGAAATACCACCACCAATTGCTTGTGGATTATCAATTCTATTCATAACACATATTGCAGATGAACGAACCAAGTCAATCATTGGAGATACATTATTACTATTAGTTGTGATATCACCCTTCAACCAGAATGACTTAGCACCAGCTGGAACATTAGTTGATTCATTAATTGGTGAAGCAATTAGTCTTGGAGCTGGAGTGATATAGTTCTCATTTGGAAGAATGCTACTATAATCAGAATCCAAATCATATGTAGATTCAGTTCCTGCTAATGAACGACCAGTAGTCATCTTAGTTGACCAGCTGATACCTGTATCAGGTAATCTAACATAGTTAACATTAGGCATAAGAATATTAATTGTCTTATCCTCTGTAGCATATACATTCTCACCACCAGAGTTACCAGTAGCTGATGCATTAGATCCAATATCGAAACCATACCAGTCTTGTTCAACATGGATAAGAACATGGTCTGTATTAAGAGCTGCAGCAGTTACACCATTAAAGTCAGCATCAACACCGCTGATGGTTACTGTAGCACCTTCTGGCATACCATGGTTCTTGTGGTTTACATAAATTCTATTTGAACCTGCAGTAGTATAGATTGGGTTAAGTAGTTTCTTAGCTGGAATATCAGCATTATTAAGAACAACAGAACCTGTATTCAAGTTACCACTTGTATCATCAAATGATGCTCTATACATTGTGTACTTAAGGTCTTCTAATTGTGAAGCAGACCATGTAGTTCCATTCTGTGATTTGAATAGTGAACCTAATGTAGGCTGCTTAGAAATACGGTTAGTAGTTCCAATCTCATTCTCACCAAGTTTAGAAGTATAAACTCTAAATGCATTTGAAGCTGACTTCAATACAATAGCATACTCACGACCTTGGTTTAGATAGACTGGTGTATCAAACTCAAATGTTGTTGCAACACTAGCATCCTCAGAAGCATTTGCTACTGTAGAAAGTACTAACGACTTCTCTGCTAATGGAACAATTGTGTTTGTTGGATAACCATTATCAACTGTTCTGATTTCCATCTTAACAGGAATTGATTCATCAACAGCTTTAAAGAATACATCTACCTTAGTAATAATAACACCACCAGCCTCATCAACAAGGAATGTTTGAGCTAATGGATCACTACCACCACTATCAGGAGTATTATCTCTAATAATTCTATTAATTAAACGAGAAGATGTAACCTCACGAGTTTGTGATACTTGTTGCTGTGCAATATGAGGTTCTCTTAATGAAACTTCTTGTTCAGTAGATAATAAACCTCTTGCTGAATATGTTGCTGCAGCTGCAGTTGTAATAAATCCTTCTCTATCTTCATCATCATCTGACAATCTGAATACACGATCACCAGTTCTAAATCTTAGTGTATCTGTATTAGGAATGTAGAATTCACCTTCAATCTCACCATTAGCATCTGTTACAAGTTTATTTGTACCGTTTGCAATATCTGTTGATGTTAGATCAGGGTGTCTTACTGCCTCATCATTTGGCTCAGCATCTACTGGATTATCAGAGAATAGAGTGAATGTTTCTGGCTTACAGAAGTCAGCTACATTAATATTATCGAAGAATGGATATACACGAGTGTTTGGCTTAAGACGAGAACCCTTAAACTTAACTCTACGAGAACGAACAAATGGAACCATTCTAATATCAACAACTCTATCACCTAGTGATGTTTGAATTGTATCAGGAGCTACTGAGGTACGAATACCAGCTCTTGCTTGAGTTGATTGAATAGTCTCAATTGTATCTGTAGTTGTTACCCAACCAGATGTTCTGCTTTGTGTTTGTAGTGAACGACCTGACCATTGTGTCTGCCACTCATTCCAAACTGTACCAAATACATCTGTCTGATCCTGAAGTAGATTAACAACATCAAATAGACCTTGGTTATCTACAATTAGTTCTGGACGTCTTTCTGTATCCTTCCAGTCATCAGTGTCAGGAGATAATTGAATATCACCAACAAACTTGAATACCAAATAAGGTGTTACATTCTCTGTTCTTGATGCGTATGGCTGAGATGCATACTCAACATGTCTATAGTCAAGCATCAATACATCACCTTTCTTAACCATACCAGATGATGAACCAGTATTGTATTCTAGTCTTACTGCATCTGAATAGTATTGTGGGCGTGCGATACCTGATTCTGCATCAACAGAAATGTGATAATCGTTTAGACCTGGATTACCGATGTTGTGACCATAGAAAGGATCTACTACGAAACCATTCTTAAATCTATCTACATTAGATGCATCAGGAATCTGAAGGTCAGCTGTTTCTTTCTCAAGTAATGATAACGATGTATAATACTCAAGGTTCTTAATTCTGCTTTCTAGTTTACCAATATCACGCATTGTGTAGCGTCTATTGTCAACAATAGATGGAATTACATCAGAAGGACCAAATGTATATGGAGCAAGTTCTACTTGATATAGAACCATTGCATCATCTGGGTTCTTAGGTGGAGCTGGGTTTAGTGATGATACACCTTCGATAACACCAAAGTCACCTTTAGCATCAATAAAGATCTTATCAATACGACCAAGATAATATTCAAATGTTGTTACAATTGAATCACCGACCTTAACCATCTCAACTACAGATGCATTCTGGAATCCTACACCACCATTAACAAATCCATCACCATCACCATCTCTAACACGAGGACGGAAATCCATAACATCTCTCAATGCAAAGTTTTGACCTCTTGATTGGTATGTTGGGATTTGATCATAATCAATACCAGCGTATGAATCTACTGAGAAGTAGTCACCATCTGTATGTGTAAAGTAATCAAATACTACTAATAGGTCACCTGTTGGAGCAGATGCACTATTCTTTAATCTAATACGACCAAGGTCATAGAAGCTATCTCTCTGACCATTATCGAGAACATAACGATCTGTTACATCCTGATCTGAAGTTGTTGCTGGAGTTCCAGCTGCAGATGACATATAAATGCCAGAGATTTGGAACACATCAGCCTTACCTAATGTATCATAGCCACCAGGAGTTGAGTTTGGTGAGCTAATGTCTAGGTTATAATCTGAAACAAGTGACTTACCTTTCTCTTGTGCTTGCTGCTTAAATACAGTACCAATCAACATGAATGATTCGTTTGTATAACCAAGATCTGTTAGGTCAATATCAACCTGTGAGCTGCTACCTGTAATTCTACTATTTGAAGATAAATCAACTTGGACCCAACCATTAATAGAATCATTTACAGTTAATAAGAAGTTCTCTGCTGTATCATAAGGTGATACAAATTGCTCATTACCAGATGTAAGAGAGATTGTATCAGTACCAGATGAAAGTGTACGATTGAATACTCTGCGCACTTCATAGTTAGTTAATACATTACTGCCATCACGGATTGTCTTAATAACATTGTACGGCATTGGAACCAATGAAGCGTTTGCTGTTGGATCTTTAATAACAGCACTACCACTCTCTAAAATCAAATCAGCAGTTGTTGGTGGAGTACCAGCAACATAGATAGAACGAACACTATCAAATGATTGACCAGAATTCATCTGGATATCAAATAAGAATACCTTATATTGTTCTGAACCTGAACCAATTGTGCCCGAGTCATGTTCAACTACTCTTACACGAGCAATACCAATCTCAGTACCAGCTGGAGAACCATCTGTTACAACTGTTGCATCTCTTAGAGATACTTCAGGGAAAATATTTACATTAGGAAGACCTGTTAGATTTGTAACAAGTGCATAGTTACCTAATCTAAATGGAATAGCAACGTTTGTATCTGATTCATAGTCACGAGCTTTGTTCATATCAACATAAGTTGTCGATAATGTTTCGATCTCATAACCACGAACATAAGCTTTACCTTTCTCAAGACCCATTGCAAGTTTAGCTTCATCACCATCTGGTGCATCATAGATACCACGGTTATCACCATCCTTAAGATGTTCTCTAACCTCAATACCAAATGGGCGAACAGTATAGTTACCTGATTCGTCGTATGTTCTACGAGCTAATGTGTCTTCTAGTAAGCTGTAATCTGTCTTTTCTACTTTCTGTCTTACAATACCATTTTCTACTTTAGCTAATTGTACAAAGCCTTCTGTGTCTGTAGTTGTAAGAGCTTTCTTAGTAAGTGTTAAGTCAATTCTATAACGATGAGCACCTGGAGCTGCATAGTTAGGAGCACCATTTGCATTATCGTTTAGGTTAGCATCTTCTGTAGATGTAACTAATGTTTCAACAACATCAAAACCAATAATGTATGAAGGCTCTGCAGAATATTTGTCAAGGATAAGAGTCTGTGCTCTAACATCAACAAAGATACCATTTACATAATAGATACCATCGTTTACTGAGAATGCAGAACCATTACCAGTTTCATTTACAGTAGCATATCTTGGAGTAGGTGCATCAGAAACCAACTCTTCACCGTTTGTGAATACTTTAGAAGTATTATCAGTACCTGAATCAATATACTTAACAAATAGAGTAATAGGATCACCACTATCTGTATCTGCTGGAATAGCATCTAGTACTTCTGCCTGAACACCAGAAGTTTGACCTGTGATTGTAGTGCCTTCGAATTCTTGATAGTAAACTGATACATCGGCTGCAGCGCCTGATAGATCATTTACTTTTACATAAGCATACTCAAGGTCTAATGATGTACCACCAGGGATAACCATTGAACCTTCTTTGAACATGTGATCACCAAAACGAGACACTTGGTCCTGGAGAATTGATTGTAATTGTGTAAGTTCTCTTGCCTGTACTGCTACAGCTGGTCTGAAAAGTACTCTATAGTATTTTTCTCTTGGCGTTAAGCCGTCTGAGCCAGCTACATCATAATCGTCAAAATACGGATCGTTTTGGAATTCAATAGCCATTATTTCCTACCTTAAAATTCGAGAATAAGTTTTACGTCTTCAATCTGATCTGTTGCTCTATCAACAGCAGCTCTATTCTCCAAATAAATAATTTGACCTGAGAATGGTTCAGCCTCAGGATCACCTAATGCACTAATATCAGCAGTAACTGATCCAGCGTTAATTTGTTCACCATTAGTGAATGAACCATAACCAGTTCCTTCTTCTTGGTGATAATAGATTGTTGATCCATCTACAGAATCAATATAAGCACTAACACCAGAAGTCTGACCTGTGATTGTATCATCAGGTTGGAAAGTTCCATTTACATTTGTTAGTGTTAATGACTTAGTTGTACGAAGTGTAGTAGCATTAGATACATTTGATGTTCCAAAATCATAAGGATTTAGAATCATACCTAACTGACGATACTCATTATCAGTAGCAATATCACCACCCTCAGCACCATCTAATTCGATATTAGTGATAGTATAGAAACCACCTAACTCGTTTACTGGATTAGAACCATGACCACCCTCAGGTGAAATGATTGCTCTAGCTGTTGCATTAGCACCAGAACCAGAATCAGTAATAGTAACTTTAGCTTGATTGTACCCAGAACCAATATTAGTTACTGTAATGCTATCAACAACACCGGCCACGACATTTGCTGTTGCAGTACAATTTGAACCATCACCAGTTACTGTAACACTAACTGTACCAGAGGTGTAACCAGATCCACCGTTAGTAACTTTAATGTTATGAATAGCACCAGCAATTGCTTGGTCTTGAACATCCCACTGACCTGATCCATCATCACCACCAGTTAATGTTTCTACTGGCATATAAGAACCAGTTAGATACTTTGATGTTTGTGTACCAGATAATGTGTACATATATTTCCAAATGTAACCGTCAGCCTCTTCCGCATTTACAGATGGAGAAGTACCAGTTGGCTCATCATATGATGCACCATTACCAGCTTTCAAACATTTGTATACACTTAAACTATCTGTGATTACATAATATCTTTTAGTTGATAACGCACTGTCTTGATCATCATACTCTGCGTATGTTTGACCAGATTCCCAAGTGTATCTTGGAATAGCATGTGATACATCTGATCCTGCGATCTTTTTCATAGCGAACATTCTTTGCCATGCTGTTTGCTGATCATGCCATGTATCTACAGGCGTTTCAATTTCGGAGGCAGAGTCAGAAGATCCCCATTGTTGTGTCTTACCTACAAAAAAGTAGACACTGTCAGTACTAACAGTATCAATATACTGATTAGCATTTTTGACTCTCATATCTGTTGTAATAATTGCGGCCATTTTAAATTCTCATTTCTGGTTAATTAAACTTATTTATATGGGTTTGTCCCATTAAAATTGTCCCATTCCTACGGATTTTGTGTTATTGTTATATCTGCGGAAGGTACAATATTCTTTTTATCACCCGTCTGTATATCTAGTATGGATATTGTACTGTAATCAGAGACAGGATTGTTGATGTAAAACTTGTTCTGTTCCAAATGTAAATATGTTGGACCAGCTACATACAAAGGCTTTGATGTGATCATTACAGTAACTTGTAATGCACCAACTGTAATTGGTACTGCAGTAGGACCAGATACAACCTGGAAAGGGAAGTCAGATGTGGCAGCTCTACCTGGTTGAGCTGTTGGCATCTTAGCACTTGTTTTCTGAGGAGAGAAATCGGTTACTGCCTCAGTGTAAATAACTACCTGACCAAAGAATCCGAAACCAGCTGGATGCAAT